GGGCCTCCACTCGGTCACCCACTCGGGCCTCCACTCGGTCCCCCACTCGGACCCGCACTCGGTCCCGCACTCCTAGCTGCTTCATTGCGTTCTCCTAACCGCTCGGTCCCACACTCGGGCCTCCACTCGGTCCCCCACTCGGTCCCACACTCCTCCGATCTGAGTCACGCTTCGATTCCGTAGCTGAGTCCTGGGTCGTGATTGCAAGCGCGAGCCACCTCAGCCGGATCGGATCCTGGGCGCATCATTGCCTGCCACTTGCGTGCGGCCTGAGCAGTTTTCAAGTCGCGGTGTACTGGTTCGCAATAGAATGGCTGCTCACCGGTAAGCAAAACCGGCGATTGCTTTTTGAGAATAGAATCGTCTGGCCCAGTGTAGAGCTCGTACGCGAGGCCGATTAACGGATCGGTCCAAGAATTTAGCAGCATGCACTCAAAAAGTTTTAGCGCATTGGTCCAGCCAAAACGTTCACAGAATGCGCGGCGTTCTTCGGTTGGCATGGCCAGAGCTTCAGCCTTGGTAATGGTTTCCGGTGTCTCGATAAGCGCTTGCGATACCCAGACACCGTTCCATGAATACTCCGCCTGGCCATCGCGCCAGGAAATTGCCGGTCCGGTAGCGCAGTGTAAGTCACCGCGCGCATTGACGTGGGCTTCCTTTGGGAAACGCACGAGCAATGCACGCTCGTCGAGCAACACTGTGTCGTACACGCCGCAGAATAGTAGACGCTGCATTTTGCGCAGGTCTTCTGACTCGACATCGTCAATGATCGAGAGCCGTGTGAACACCTCGTAATATGCGAGCCAGCCGGCATCGCTTGCCCCGCACCAATCGAAGTACGGAGATTCGACGCCAAGTTCCTTGGCTCGCATCAAGGCAGCCTCGGGACTATCGCAGATCTCGATCTCCGGGAGCTTCTTGTCGTAGAAACCGTAGATCATTTCGAGCGGCGGGCGAACGGCATCGATGTCAACTTCGTCGCCGCGAAACAACACCGCGATGTATTCATTTACGATGACATCGAGCATCGCCTCTTGTTCGGTCGTTAGATCGTTCAGCACGTCAATCCTCCACGGAGCGCGCGAGGTCACCGCTCATTTCGGCCAAGGGATAGACCACGTAGTCGCCGGGCTCGATTTCGATCGCGGCGTGGCGTCCGCCGTGCGTGAGCATGACCGACTTCGCGACGCGCAAGCGCTGCGTTTCGCCGTCCGCGCCATGCTCCACATCTTGAAACGCGGCGATGACGTGCGGAGCCGATTCGTGTCCAGCGAGCACCAGCGGCGCGCTCGGCTTTTTGAGATCGAAACCGGGCGGCACAGCCTCCTTGCGAATGACCAGATCACCGTGGCGAGCGTAGATTTGTTCCATTTCAGACACCTCCATTTTGTTTTGAAAAGCGCGGGTCTCTCCCCGCCGTCACCGCTGACCACCATTGCGTTTTGCGGTTGCACGCTTGTTCCTCAGCCGGATCGCCGTCCTGCCCGTCCGGATTGTTTGCGTCGTCGGCGCTCTCCGCCGGCGCCGGATACTGCGCCTCAAGCTTAGCGAGCTGTCGATCGCAATGGTTCCAGCGCCGCGCAATCTCCTTCAGTCCCTCGAAACCGACCAGGTTGCCTTCGCGAGCCATCTGCATGTCGCGAGTCAAGCGCGCGCCTTGCGGATTAGCTTTGCTCCCGAGCTCGGCGCGCAACGCTGCGGCCTTGCGGTGTGAATCGCATACGTCGAGCCCGTTGCGGACCGTTGCTAGTCGACCGATGATTGAGTCGTAGTATTCGTCAGTCTCTGGGTTCGGGTAATCGTCCTTATCGCCGTGCGGAGAGTGCGCGCCACCCGTCGCGCCCGTGAGCTGCGCGGTTGGTTCGCTCGCCCCTTCCATTTGTTGCATCTCCTCCGGCACGTAGAGCCCGGCAGTGTCCTCAGGGAACGCCTTACGCATCGCTAACGCCTCCGCGCATTTGTCGAGCATTGTGTGTGCCATCGTATTCCAAAAGCGCGTTGGCGAGCCATCTCGCTTAGTCTGAACGTATTCAGACCAGCGAGCCACGCCGACGAATGGACGCGACACACCCTTGCGGTAGACCTTGACGCGGGAGAGCGTGAGGAGGCCCTCTTTGTCGTATTCGTGCTCGGCTTCGTCTTGTCCGTCGTACATGCCTGTGCGGTCGGCAACGGAGCGGAGCCCATCAATGGAAACCTGCGCGGACCAAACATCGCGCCCCTTGTCACGGTCGGGTCGGCTCACGAAGTGGATTTGTCGCAGAAGCGGGTTCAGTCGTCGGGCCTTCGCGATTTCCATCAACACCGCGAACTCGCCAGCGGACGCGCCGTTTGCGTAGGTGTCGCGGATCATTTGGGTTTGCTCGGGCGTGAACATCGGCGGCACAGTGGCGGCTAGTGCGAGTGATGTCACGGGCGCTTTCGCGATGTCCGGTTTGCTCATCACGCCAGCTCAGCCGCTTCGGCCAGCACGTCTTGAATGGTCATTTGTCGGCCCCCTTTCTCTGGAGCGCGGTATCGGACTCGACGAATATCCCGGCCACCTTGAGCAGGGCCACTAGCGCCGCTCCAGCAGGGGCGAGTCTGTAATGAGAGGTGACCGCGTCTTCGGTCATGCTGACTGCGTCAATCTCTACTCGGCCGAGTCGCTCAATCAGGCCGCGCTTGATGAGCGCATGCGACGAAGCAAGCCAATTATCGGGCCGCGCCACGCCGTACTGGCGAGTGTAGAGACGCCGGTCCCAATGCACACCTTCTGCCGTCGCGCAAAGAAACTCGAGCATAGGCTGCGTCAGCGCCAAGCAAAATGAACTGCGCATCGCGTGCCGCTGAAATGACGCCTTCCAGTCCGGGGGAAGCTGGACGATATTGCTATTTTTCACTTGCTCGCAACTTTCTCCACAAACCGCAGCGCGGTTGACCGATTGAAATTCTCCGCCGCGTGACGGTGGACCCAGCACAATCGCTTGTTGAGCGTCGGGTGTAGGGTGGTTTTAGTGTCATCGCACCGGTCGCCAACATGGCGCACGAACACGCGCCCAGGACCATGCGCCGTCGTGCGGTGATTGATGATCGCCTCGCACTGGTTCTCGTCAACAGCGCGTTGCAACTGCTCGGCCAGCGACCGCGGCTCGCCAAACGCAGGCCCGCTTTTCACAGCATCACCTGCCATTTGTGGCCGCACTCGTCAGTGCCTTTTCGATGCGCTCGCAGCATGAGATGATGTGGCGCAGTTCACGCACGCGCTGCGCTGTTGAATGCTGCCAAAACGGGATCGCGTTCAGGCTTTCTTCAGCGGGCTCGCGAATGGCTGTCGCCCATTGCTTCGCCGACAGAATCAGGTCAGCGCGGGTCGGGGTTGGGATGGTGACTTCGCCACCGGGGAACGCGAGCGTCGCAAACGGAATGTCCGTGCCCGGATTGGCCTGTAGCTCACGCCCGGCGCGCTCATCATTGAGTAGGGTGCGCGTGCGGGTTAGCTCGGCTTCGGTTGAGCGGAGCGTCTCTAGTGTGCGTTGATGCGCCGTGAATTCACGCTGGTATTGGCCGGCGAAGTCGGGCTGTGGCAACGCTTTTTGCGCGCGTCGTTCGTCCGCCTGCTCACGGACGATTTGATCAAGCATGTCGACCGGGTCATACAGATGGTCCAGGCTCACGACGCACCCCGCTCATCACTCGGCCCATACGACCCCACCGACTCACCTCCGTAGTACGCCTCCGCGTCCGCTTCGTCCTGCTGCTCGCCCATCGCCTGAATGCAGCCGGCGCAGTACAGCTCGGGGTGGATGCTGTTCGCTGTGTGCAGTTCGGCGGCGTGGCAGGCGACTCCACAGCGCTCGCAATTGCAGGGGCCGACGTTCTCCCAGGGTTGGTCCATGATTCAGCTGGCCTGCGCGCGAATCCATGATTTGAACGACGGGGCCATCGCATAGCCCATGTAGCGAGCGTGATTTCGGACAGCCTCACCCAGGCCGACCGGGTTGTGACCGAGCACCGACTTGACGTACCTGCGATACGAGCGTTTCAGGTTTCTGCGAGCTGGACTCATGAGAATTGCTCCGATTGGGGTAGGCCAGGTCGGAAGCCCACACTGCGGGGATGAGCCGTCTTACGGACAGCGACCGACCTGACTCGAGAACCATAATTCGCCACATGGCGATGCGCAAGAACTATTTATCCTGTTGACGACGAAAGTTTCTCGGCCCATCCTGTCTCCACATGGCGAGAAAAGTGAAAGCTACAAAGGCCGGGCAGCTTCTGCGGGCCGAGGTCGACCGGCATGGGATGGAGGCGGTCGCGAAACAGCTCAGCACGAGCGTATCGCACCTCTATCGGTTGCTCAGCGGCGACAGGGGCCCGGGGCTCACGATTGCGGGTCGGGCGTTGCAGGCTTACGGCGTGCCGATTCAGGCGTGGTCGCAGCGCGTGGCAAGCGCATGACCCGCCTCCAGCGCTCCGCAATCTACACCGCGGCATTCCTAGCAGCGGTCGGCCTCGGCATGGCCGTGTCTAGCTGCCTAGGTGCGTCATGGTGACACCGTACGCAATCCTCTGCGCGATTCTTGCAGTCGGCTCGAGCTGGGCGGAGCGCAATGATCCGCGCGTGCCGGCGCATCTGGAACGCATCGCCGTTGCCATATCCGAGGAGGCGCGCGACGAGTACGAGGCCGCAGCGTTGGTCGCAATCAGCCGGTCCGAGTCGGCATTTTCGATTCGCGTGCAGGCGGGGCCGACCGGATCGGGCGCACTGAGCGATTGGCAGCTCGAAGGCAAGTCGGGCAAATTCCCGGGGCCATTCGTCGGGCTCAAGCTCGGGCCAATTCGGAACGCGGCGCATGCGGCAATCGCGGTGTGGCGCATGTCGCGGCAGTGCGGCGTCGGTCCACGCAATCAGTTCACGAGCTACGCTGGGCGCCCGTGCGGGATTGAATGGCCGACGCTGGAAACGCGGGTCGCGCGGCTTGGGTATGCGCGGATGGTGATGCGGAGGGCGTCGTGACCGAAGAGCGCAAATTCGTCACCGATTGCACCGTGCGGCTCGAAGGTGACTCGTTCGTTTTTACCTTCATGCGCGGCGAGACCGGCGACGACATTGCGGAGATCTGTGCTCCGGCGGCGAAGGCGGTTCATGCCGCGGTTGCACTATTCGAGATCCACTTCGGCCGGGTGCGCGCGGCGAAGATTCAGGATCGGCTGCATCTTGAGTGGGAAGCGGCGGAATGGGAGCGCGCGCAGGGTCACTTGGCTGAGGCGGAGCGGTCGGATTTTGATGAGGTTGTGCCGTGAACGCGCGCACACTATTCCATGCGACGACGCCGAAGAAGGTGCGCCTGTATCATTCTAGCGGTCGCATCATTTCACCCGTCCGCGGATTCACTACACTACAAGGCGCTATGGCTTGGGCATGCAAAACAGGGCGCAGCGTAATTCTGTCTGTCGACGGCTTCGATTGTCACAAACTGCCCGATCACCACAACGAATTCGGTGAAGCGTGGTGGATCGATCATGATGTTCCGGTTGGCGCTTGGAAGTGCGTCTTTTCGCCGAAAGATGCGTGATGCCGCGCGCTCCGAAGCCACCGCCCGAGCGCCCGCATGTGCTGATTGATCAGCGGGAGGTCATTCCGTTGCGCTTCAGCCCAGCCGTGACGACCGAATCCGTACTACTCCCTGTCGGCGACTACTCCCTAGCCGGCGCGAGCGAAGCGGTAGCGATCGAGCGCAAGCGAAACGGCGAGCTTCAGTCCTGCTGCGGCACCGACCGCGAGCGCTTCATCGCGCAGATTGAGCGGATGCGCGAATTCCCGGTGCGGTGGTTGGTCGTCGAATGCACGTTCGACGATGTCGCGCTGGGCTTGTCGCGGTCGAATATCAACCCGCTGAGTGTGCTTGGTACGATCATCAAATTCGGTAGCGATTGGCAGATTCCGACGATGTTCTGTGGCGATGCGAATGGCTGCGCGATGTTCGTCGAGCGGGTTTTGGTGCGCGAATTCAAGAGGCTCCAGCTGAAAGCGAAAGGTGCGGCATGAAAATCAGAGGTGTTTGCGCGAGAATCGGATTGGTGCAGCGATGACGCCGAACCAACTGTCCAGCGTCCGTGAGCGCTCCCACGCCACGGCCCGCAAGCGCGTCGCAGCCGAAGTCGGCGAGATCATTATGGATCGCGAGACGCTCCACGAAATATTCAATTCGGTCGACGCATTCGAGGCCTATGCAAAACAAATCCGCGAGGCCGAATCGGCACGCGAGCGCGATTGGGTCGCCTGCTACGTCGGGCACTACTTCCGCGCGTTCGCCTACTATTGTGCCTTCGAGCTGAGCGGGGCGGATGCTGAATTTGCGCGGGAGTGTTTGCGTGACGTGGATATCTGCAAAGAGATTGAGCATCGGGCGGCGGTGGCGGTTGGAGCATTGGCGCATGAAAAAACACAGGTATCACCCGCAATGCATTTGCTCCGATTGTAAGCCAAATTACTTGGGCACCGTCACGAATCAGAAGCCGATTGCGGAACTGATTGGCCGGTCATCGTTAGGCGATGCGCAAGCAAGACGGTTGCGCTCCAAGGGGAGACGGCTGCTAGGGGGCAAGCGCGCGTGACCCTCCGCATCCTCGGCTCAGCCGGCGTCTCGCCAAACTCAGGCGTGCCCATCTACCGCGTACAGTGCTCGGAATGCGGCGAGGTGTATCGGCGCGTCGGGTTCCCGTGGGACATCAAGCGGCACGGGCGGTGTTCGACGTGCGCGCATGCTGCGAAGAAAGTTCCGAATCGAATTGCGGGCGTAAATGCGCGGCGCCGTGCGCGGGCTGCTGAATTGAGGAGATGCAAATGACGAAATGGTTTTTTGACACAGAGTTTGCCGAAGATGGGCGCGTGATCGAGCTGATCAGCATCGCGCTGGTTGCCGATGATGGCCGAGAATACTACGCCGTTTCGAAGGAGTTCGATCCGGAGTGCTGCAACGATTGGGTGCGCGCGAATGTGCTTCCGTTGTTGCCGCCCCGTGATTTCGGCGCGTGGAAGACGCGGCTGGAAATCGCAACGGACATCCGCCAACTCGTGCTCGATGGTGGCAGCAAGCCCGAGTTTTGGGCGTACTTTGCCGACTACGATTGGGTCGTGCTCTGCCAGCTTTACGGGCGCATGGTCGATTTGCCTAAGGGCTTCCCATTCTGGTGCCGCGACCTGAAGCAACGCATGGCCTCGCTCGGAATCGAAAAGGATCGGTTGCCTTCGCAGGCCGGTGCAGAGCATTCAGCGCTGGAAGATGCGCGATGGGTGCGCGCGGCATCGCTGTGGATTGATGCGTATGGGGCAGCGGAAAAGCATCCGAACGCATGACACTCCGCAAAAATCCCGCCGCGCTCGTGCGCCACAAGCACAACGAAGCCGCCGAAAAGCAGTGCAGCCGATGCCACCAATGGTTCGACCGCAAGCAGTTCTACCGTTCGTCGCGCGCGAAGGACGGCCTGCAATCGGCGTGCAAATCCTGCGACGACGCACGCAGCGGCACGCGAATGGAAAGCAACGGCTCCCGCCCCGGCGCCGAAAAACCCTCGCGTAAAATCTGCTCGCTGTGCTGCAATCTGAGCTGGTGCGTCGATGGGCCAGAGTGCCGACGCTGCGGGCTGAAATTCGCGCCCGAGCCGAGGCCGGAGATGGTGTTGCGGAAGTTCGGGTAAGCATGCTTAAGCATGCTTTTCGAATGTCAATTCCAAAATGACGCACCCGAGGCCTAAAAATTAGATTTTGGACTTCGCCAATTTTCTGCCCGCCAGCATTGCCGCGTGCGCCCGGGCCACCAGCGCCTGAATCACGGCCGCTCGAGTCGTCCCGGGCCCCGCGTCGGTGCACAGCTCGCCGATGCGCGTGACGGTCTCCTGGTCGATTCTGAGATGCAGCTCGCGCTGGCCTCGAGCTCGGCGTTCGGACTCGGGTATGGTGGCGCCGGGCGGTCGCGGCGCCGGCACCATGATGGCCACCACGTCCAGCCCATCCTCGCTCAGCGGCGTGCCGTCGTCGTCGCACGCGCGGAAATAGCGCCGGTCGTCCCACACCGCGTCCAGCTCGTCTCCGAGCCGCGTCCGCACGCGCCGCACATCGCCCTCGGCCAGGGCCATGATCGCGCGCTCCTCACGCGACGGGCTCCCGCCGTCCTCGTAGCAGGCCAGCGGGAGCGAAATCCAGCGGGCGGTCATGGTAGCGCCGCCTCCACAGTGATCGAGCCCCAGGTTTTGGCGAGCAGCCCCCACGCGCGCAGCTCAGACGCCAGCGATTCGGCGGCGACCCACGGCCAGCATGCGCTCAACTCGTCTGGTGTAGCCGTACGCCCGACGCGCGCGAAAGCTGCACGATGTGGCTCCGGACCATCGCAGCTAGTATTGACACAATTACGTACTCGGTGCATACGTAGTGACCCAAATGCGCCCCAGAAAACACCCCGAACGGTTCGATCTGCTGCTCAAACCCGAGGACGCCGTGACCGTGCGGCTGCTGTCCGAGGCGATGGGCATCTCATTCACCGAGCTCATTCGCCGCGGAGTGGCAATGGTCCGTGCCGATTGGGTGCGGCAGCAGAGCGAGCGGAAACAGAGCGGCAGGAAGCGAGCGCAGGGCGGCGCGCGGTGAGCGGGCTCAAGCCATTTTGGCGCTACTACGGGGGTAAGTGGCGCGCGGCTCCTCGCTATCCTGCGCCGGCATACGACACAATCGTGGAGCCGTTCGCCGGAGCGGCGGGCTACAGCTTGCGCTATCCCGAGCGTCAGGTCGTGCTCGTCGAAAAATACCCGACGATTTGCGAGATGTGGCGCTACCTGATTGGCGCGAAGGCGTCAGAGGTGCGGCGGATTCCGGAGGTGGATGACGTTGATGATCTGCCCCCGTGGGTGCCACAGGGAGCCCGCTGGCTCGTCGGATTCAGCATGAACAGCGCGTGCTCAACTCCGCGCAGAACGCTCTCTGCGGGGCGCAGGCAGCTGCGCGCACTGCATCGACAATTCGAGGGGTGGACACCCGCCTTGCGCGAACGGGTGGCCTCGCAGGTCGATCACATTCGACATTGGCGGGTAATCGAGGGCGACTACTCGCTCGCTCCCGACATGCCCGCCACGTGGTTTGTGGATCCTCCGTACAACAACAAAGCGGGCAGTTACTACGTACATTCTAGGCTAAATTATCAGGAATTGGCAGCGTGGTGCCACGCGCGGCGCGGTCAGATTTTGGTCTGCGAAAACGAGGGTGCATCCTGGCTTCCGTTTGAGCCATTTGCCACTTTCCAGCCTAGCGTGAACGGGAGCGGCTCGAGGGAAATGCTATGGAAAGCGAGCGCACCTTGACGGACGAATTCCCCTGGCGCGTGCTCGACGCAGCCGGCCAAACCTGCGGCGAGCGGCGCACTGAGGCGGATGCTCGATCTCTCGCGCGGCGGCTCCAGGCGACTACGCCAGCGGCGGGGCCGTATGAGATTTGGGAGATTTACGCGGGTCCGTCCACAACAGGTGCCGCGCTACATGCGGACGGTTGGCAGTGCAGTTTCGACGAATCAGGCGTGAAATCATGGATTAGGCTCGCGGTGCCGGGGGCGAGGGCGTGAGATTCGATCCAATCCGGGAGCAGCTCATGCGGCAAATCAGGACGCTGGGCTACATTCGGCGCGCACATCTGCCTGACGATTGGTCCGACATCGCAGATTACACCGACCAGGATTATCAGGCCACGCTGGCCAGGCGGCGAATTGCAATGCGGCGCAAAGCGAACGGACAAGGCTCGCTGGGAATTGCCGAGAATTCAGCGCGACGCCGGGTGCGCGCATGACCGACCCGATCGACATCGACTCGGCCAGGAAGAAAAAGGCCAAGCGACCGGCTCACAAAATCCCGCCCACAGATTGGGGTCTCGAGCTCCGCTGCGACCAGGACGGCCGCATCACACCGGACGTGGGCAACGCGGCGATCATCCTCGCCAACCACGATGCCTGGGCCGGCTCGCTGACCTACGATGATTTTTCCGACCGCATCTATTGGTCAGCTCGGGTGCCAGAGATGGCAGGACTCGAGCGGCCGCTCCCCGGGCAGGAGGTCGCAGACCACCACGCGACCTACGTGCACCATTGGTTCGCACGGCACAAGGGGATCACGCTGAAAAAAGGCACAGTCCAGGACGCAATCGTGTCCGCCGCGCGCATGCGCACCGTGCACCCATTGCGCGAATACCTGGCCGGGCTGACCTGGGATGGCAAAAAACGGCTCGGCATGTGGCTCACTGCCTACCTCGGCACACCGATGTCGCGGTATTCGGTCGCTGTAGGACAATGGTGGATGGTGTCGGCCATCGCCCGCGTCATGCGCCCTGGATGCCAGGCCGACCACATGCTCGTACTCGAGGGCGCGCAGGGGCTAGGCAAATCCTCTGCGCTCCGAATCCTCGCCGGCGATTGGTACCTCCCGTCGCTCCCAGATATCAAAAATCCCGCCGCTGGCCACATGCTCCAGGGCAATTGGATCGCCGAGGTGGGCGAGCTCGACGCGCTCCGCCGGCAGGAGCTGACCACCGTCAAGGATTTCGTGACGCGCACCGTGGACAAGTACCGCCCGCCGTACGGTCGCTTTCAGGTCTCGCGGCCCCGCCAGCTCGTTTTCGCGGCGACGACGAACGAGGAGGCCTACCTGCACGACGCGAGCGGTGGGAGGCGATTCTGGCCCGTCGTGACCCACAAACTCGACCGCGCGGCACTCATCGCAGACCGAGACCAGCTCTGGGCCGAAGCGCGCGTCCTATTTGAGGCCAGTGCGCAATGGTGGCCGAGCGATGAAATGCAGCCTGAGGTCAGGGAGGAGCAGGCGTCCCGGCATGCCAGCGACGATTGGGAGGGCAAAATCGCGCAATGGGTCGTGGCTGGCGATCGGCAGGGGTTCACGGTCGGCGATGTGCTGGCCGGTGCTCTCATGCTCGATGCGGCAAAATGGTCCAGAGCAGAGCAAACACGGGTCGGAGTCTGCCTGCGAATCCTCGGCTATCCATGGCGTCGTGCCCGCAATTTCGGGCGCATTGAAAAACGCTACTATCCGATTCAGGGCCAGCCGTGTCTACCTGCCATCGAGTAAGTATGCACGGGTTATGTGTGCGAAATGTAAGCAGGAAAATGGTCACTGTGTCGACCGTGCGCACCGAAAACATGATCCGACAAACCCCACTACAAACAACGTCTTGACCCTTACCCTAGTTAACACAAGTCTACACAGTAAGTAATGTAATGGTAATGATTAGAGAAAACCTGTGCACACCTGGATATTTTGGCGGTGTGCACAGGTGTACTCGGTCTACACAGATTGGAGCGTTGCACGTGAAACAGAGGTCCAATCCCGATCCGCAAAAATCTTCGCGCGCGCGCGCATAGCACGTCACATGCCGCTAAGTTTGCGAGAAATATCAGAGCTTTCCGACCCGGATGCTCGTGATTCTGCCGAGCTCGACCGCATTGAGTGGCTGGTCGGCAAGGCCATGAATCGCCAGAAGCACCTGCACGGTGTCGCTGTCGCCGATCCTGATTCGTGGGGCGCCAGCAAGCTCGAACTGATTGGGCACGGACTGATCGAGCGCAAGGCTGCGCGGCTCGGCCACACCAACAGCACGAAACTAGAGCGGCTCGTGTCTGAGCTGCGCGGTGTGCTCAGGGCGTACGACGAGTTGCCGCTGGACGAGTGGCTGGAGCTCCGCGCGCGCTACACGCGGTGATCGGCGGCACGCCCAACCGCCGCTCAAACTCGCGCGCCACCCAATGCTCCGACCTACCCGAGCGGATTGACTCGGCCCAGAGCGCTCGTATTAGCTGCTCCTTCGCGGCGGCGAGTCTGACCAGCCAGAGGATGTCGGGCTCGCTTGGCGCCGCAGTCCGCCCAGGCCGCTCTCTGCCGTGCCGACGCGGTAGGCCAGCCATCACAGCAGCCCGCGCTGGATTAGCTCGACCGTGAGGCGCCTGAGCAGGCTGGCGTCGGGGTGCGGCGCGCGCGGGGCGAGCACGCTGGCCAGGTTGCGTCGGGCGTGTAGGTAGCGCCACAGCCGGAGCAGATAGGCCGAATCGGCGAGTGCGATGTCGCGCAGCATGGTCAGCCGTACGCCAAGAGCAGGGCCATCCGACGAGCCAGCAGGCGGCGAATCTGCCGACCCATGTTGCCGGCTGCGCGCAGAGTGGCGATTTCGGAATCGATGCGGGCGATTGCGTTGTGCATGCCAGACAGCATAGGACATATGCGAACACATGCAAGGCATATTATGAGAATCGGCCGGCTGATTTAACCAATGCCGGGCGCCACCCCTACGGGGGTCGATCACCACGTACCCTGCGGTTTGCCCGAGAGGTGAGGTCGTTTTGGGGACCCATCCCGTCGCCGCATAAAAATCCAGGCCCTATCTCCCCACCCTCAACCGATCCAAAAACTCCCGCTCCCAATCATCGAATGGAATCGGATTCGGCAGTTCGAAGAAGCGCGAGTTCGCCCGGTTCGTGACGTTCTTTTCGTGGCAAAGCCAGGCGTGCATGGGTTCACCGAGGGTGACGTAGCTCGGCCTGGTTTTTAGCCAGCGCTCGTGCCATTCGGTGTCCTCGGCGGTGATGCGCGTCGGATCGAAATTTTGCGGCACGGAATTTTTCCGGTAGACGCCCGAGTTGAAGATGATCGGCTCGTAGGTCGATTCGTAGAGCGCGGCTTGGCCTGATACGGTGGAGTACATGTAGGCGTGGCGGGTGCCAACGGCGTCGGATCCGCCGCTCAGGCTCCGGACCTTTTGCAGTTTCTCTGGGCTCTGCCAATCGTCGTCGTCGAACCATGTGATGAAGTTCCCGCGGGCGGCGCTGAGCGCGACTTCACGCTTCCACGAAATGCCGGGCTGACCTGGAACGTGAAGCACTCTCGCAACGTCGCTTTGCCATGGCTCGCGGCTGCTATCCAAAATCACCAGCTCGAATTCCTGCTCGAAGCTGCGCTGGATATTCACCGGGCTTTGCTTCAGGAATTGATGCTCAACCCACGGCATGAATTCGTGCCGCTCGTGCGTGACGCAGAGGCAGGAAATCACCAGCAGTTCCATCCACCGTCGGCGGCGCATTCGCAGTTTTGCACCGGCGGGGCCGCGTTCGGATTGTAGGGGTCCAAGTACTGCGGTGTCGGCCAAGTGCATACCGCGTAGAGGTCTTTACACTGGCGCGGCAGGTAGTACGGCGATGACGGGCAGACGATGGGCGCCGGTTTTCCGAGCGCGTCCATGCTGGCACCGGCATCGGATGGGAGCGAGCTGGAGAAGTCCGACCCGCACCCGAACAGCCAAAGCGCGATGATGAACAGCGCCTTCATTGCAAGCTCACGATCGGCTTGTTCTGGTCGGCCGAATCCAAGTATCGTTCGTGCGCTTCGAGCCGCGCCGCGAGCACGGCCTGGATCGGGAGCTGCTCAACCGGGCATTGCTGCTTGGCGGCTGCGTTCATGAGCAGGTGTTGCCAGATGGTGTGAATCTGCTCACTCGGCTTCTGCACCGGGGCTTTCATTTGTGGCCTTTCTGGGTTTCCGCCGCCGCGCCGCCGCCAACATTTTCGAGTTCGCGCACGGCGCGGTTGAAGTGGCTGAGCTGCACTGGCTCTCGCCGCGCGATGATCCTGCGTACATGCGCCGACCTTGTGAGCCCCTCTTGCCGAGCCTCGGCGTCGAGTTCCGCCATGAGCGCGACCGGGACGACCAGCGTCATCACTGCTTTCACGTCTGTATCCGCCATCACCAGAGCATGATGTTTGCGCCGCACATAGTCAACAGTGAATTACATATATCTTGATGTGCCAAGTGTGCCATGACACATTCTGCGCCAGTGGCACAATCGCGCGGTGAGTTCGTCCTGCTCGAGCTGGAAGAGAAAGCTCTGAAGGCCATCAATCGCGCGTGGGATGAGTACGACGCGGAGCCGACGCCTGGCGTCCCCGTGAGGCTGCTCGAGCAATTGGCCGGCGTGCACAAGATGGTGATGCAGCGCATGAATGCGAAGTATGGCCTGGACAAGAGCGCGCCGGACCTGAAGCAAGTGCTCGCGGCACTGGCCAAAGAGTCGGAGCTGGTGACCGAGATGATCGCGCAGCGCGAGCGCGAGGGGGCGCTTCAGTGATGGCCAAGGGTAGCCCGTACTCGAAGGCGGCCGTCGCCGAAAAGCTGGCACAGACTGGCGCAAGTGAGCCGCCGGTGCTGCCGGTGCGTTCCGTGCCGATGCTCGACCGTGTGAAGTTCGCGGACATCGGTCGACTTGGCAGTGACCTGAAGCCGCTCCGTGAAGTGAGCGCGAAGCAGGCACTGCTGACCGAGGACGATCGCGATCGTGGGATTTGGATTGACGGCGTGATTCTCGTGCCTTGGTCGAACATTCGCTGGGTCGAGTACCGGTAACGGAGTGAAGCTATGCCATTGAAGTCAGGAAAATCGAAGGCGGCATTTAGCTCGAACGTGCGCGCCGAAGTTCAAGCGGGCAAGCCGGTGAAGCAAGCCGTCGCAATCGCGTACGCCAAGAAGCGGGAAAAGAAGACGCGCGTTCGATGAGCATGCTCTCCGAATCCAAACGGCTGAGGCTGCTCAGCTCGCTCGAGTCCTTGTTCATGGACCCGGACGGATTCGGCATCGATACGGCGACGCCATTGCAGCGCTGCATCCTGCGCGCGATCGAGGGCAAGCCCGTTCCGCTTGATGTGCTCTCGAGCTTCGGTGGCATTCAGCCGGCCAAGCCCATCAAAGAGCTGTGCGTAATGAGCGGCACGCGCGGCGGCAAGACGTTCATCGCGTGCGCGGCGGCGATTTATGCAAGCCAGACGGTACGGCTCGACCGCGGCGCAGGCAAGAACATCCGCCCCGGCGAGGTGCCGCGTATCAGCATCGTGTCCGTGACGGCCGAGCTCGCGAATGCCGCGTACGGCTACATCCGCGGCGCGATCGAGGCGAGCGAAGCGCTGAAGGGGCTGCTCACGCGGCAACCCACGGCCGACTCGCTCTTCGTAAGACATCCCAGCGGCCACGAAATCGAGATCCGCGTCGTTCCTGCCTCCCGGGCTGGCGCGTCTCTAGTCGGTAGGTGGTCCGCTGGGGTGATCTTCGACGAAGCGCCGCGCATCGCGACTGAGCAAGACGGCACGGTGGTGAACCTTGAGGAGATGGTACGCGCGGTGCGCTCGCGCATGCTGGACGGCGCGATGATCATGTACATCGGTTCGCCCGTTGGTCCCACGGGCTTCGTGTACAACCTCGTGCAGGCGAATTGGGAGAACGCAAATCAGAAGGCCTGCGTGGTGCGCGCGCCGGGCCCGCTCATGAACCCGTTCAACTGGACGCCCGAGCGCGTCGCTGAGCTATTGGCGCTCGATCCTGAAGCCTACAAAACGGATGTGCTCGCCGAGTTTCGTGATCCAGAAACCTCACTGCTCTCTGCGCAGTCTGTCGACGGGGCAACGCGCTCCGCTGACCAGGCGATTTTGGATTACGACCCGGCGCGCATTTACACGGCCGTCATGGATCCGGGCACGCGCGGCAATTCTTGGAGCTTCGGCATCGCGGACACGACCGACAACATGATTTTCCGCGTGGCGATGACGCACGAGTGGACGGGCTCACCGTCGAACCCACTTTCGCCGAAGGCCGTGCTCGCGGAGATGAAGCCGATCTTGGAGAAGTACCATGTGGAGGTGTTGCTTACAGACCAATATATGGCCGACGCTTTGCGTGACATTGCTTTGGATATGGGCATCCTGGTGTCTCCAATCACGATCACGCCCGCCCTGAAGCTCGGCATGTATGAGAGCATGCGCACGCGCTTCGATGCCGGCATGCTCGAGATACCGCCCGACGCGCGGCTCCGCGCTGACCTGCTCGGGCTGAAGAAGCGCGCAGGCGGCGCTGGCATCAAGATCCATCTGAGCGTGACGCCGGACGGGCGACACTGCGATTTGGCGGCAATGCTCGCACTGCTCTGCGGCCGCTATCTCGCAACGCCGGAGCCGCCAAAGCCGAAGGGCGTTTCGAAGTACAACGACCTGGACGATGACGACATTCACGTCCCTTTTGAGCTGCTCAGCATCGGGGAGGATCGGGACGATGGCCAAGACGCCGCGCACAATTGGTGAAATTGTGGAGCTGGCGCGCCAGCTGAAGGAGCTTGGCGTGATTCGCTGTAAGGTCGAAGACATCGAATTCGAGTTCGCTTTTTTTGCCGCTCCGCCACCGGCGACGAAGTTCACGACGCCGGAAGAATTGGAAGAAGAAGCGGCAAAGATTCGCAAGCGCCTGCATGAAGAATTGTACGAGGCGTCATGAGCATGCCGACCGACACGCCCGGCACCGGGACGCCGGCCATCCAATGGTGGACCGAAGATGAACCGGGCGAAGCCGTGAAGGCCACAATCGACCTGATCAAGCGCGACCAAGATTTGTTCCGCCTGGCGAACCTGTCGCACATGCGCATGTATCGCAACCTCGCGATGGTCGGGCTCGGTCCTCACACCGGCTTCACCATTGACGGTTCTCTTGGTTCGCCGCTGTCGCTGAACATCGTGCGCAACATGTGCAACGCGGTGCAATCCAAGATCGCAAAGAACCGCCCCAAGCCTTGGTTCCAGACGAGCGGCGCCGACTTCAAGGTCCAGCAGAAGGCACGCAAGCTGGAGCAATACATCAAGGGGATTTTCTACTCGGAGAAGGTCTACCAGAAGACATCGCAGGCGTTCTTGGACGCGGCGATCATGGGCAGCGGTTGTCTCAAATGCATGCCGGGAAAGAAGCGCGTCATCATCGAGCGCGTGTTCACGCCCGAGGTTGTCGTCGACAACGTCGAAGGCATGCACCGCGAGCCGCGCAACATCTATCAGTACAAGTACGTCGACCGCGGCGTACTGCTCGCGCAGCATCCGGACAAGGCCGATGAAATTGCCAGCATTCCGACGCTGCAATTCAACTATGAGGACGAAGAAATCAACGCGGTGTACGACCGCTATGCTTCTGACCTCGTGCGCGTTGAAGAGGCGTACCACACCGCGAGCGAGGAGGGCGCAGACGATGGGCTCTACGTGAAGAGCGCGAATGGCGTGACGCTCATCAAAGAGCCGTGGACGCACACGTGGCATCCGTACGTGTTCATTCGCTGGAGCACCTCGCCGCTGGGTATGTGGGGCATGGGGCTCGCCGAGGAGCTGAAGGGCATTCAGCTCGAGATCAACCGGCTCGTGCGCAAGATTCAGGGCGCGATGCAGCTGCTCTCGAATCCGTACGTTTTTTGCGATCGAGCTTCGAACGTTGCCAAGGGCACGATTACCGACGTGCAAGGAACGATCATCCAATACACCGGCAAGGCGCCCGAGGTGCGCGCGCCAGCAGTAGTACATCCTGAAGTGTATGAGCATCTCGATCGCCTATACCAAAAGGGTTACGAGATCGCAGGCGTCTCGCAGATGACGGCGCAGTCTCAAAAGCCAACCGGCTTCACGAGCGGCCGAGCGCAACTCGTGCACCAGGACATCGAGAGCGAGCGCTTCGCAATTGTGACCCGCGAATGGGAAGAGATGCACATGGAGCTTGCACGGCTCGTTTTGCGCGTTTCGCAGGACGTGCGAGGCATCAAAGTGAAGTCGTTCGGCGACAACGCCTACACCGAAATCGACTTCCACAAAGACCTGAACATCGAGGAAGACGAATTCGTTTTGCAGGTCATGCCTACTTCGCTGCTGGGCGACTCGCCCGAGGCCGCGATCGAAATGGCCGAGCGCCTGACGAAGGCTGGCCTGATCAGCGACGCATCCGAAGTGCTGCAAGGCATGGATCATCCGGACATGCAGGAATTTATCCGGCGCAAGACGGCCAACCGCGTGCTGACTCAGAAGATGGTGCAGAGCATGCTCGACGGCGGACCGCAACTCGCTCCCGAGCCAGAGATGAAGCTCGATACGGTCCTGTTTGTTGCTCAGGAAATGTACGTCGAAGCGACGCTGCAAGGCTACCCGGCGGAGAACCTCTCCAAGGTCCGCCGCTTCATGCAATCGGCCGTGCGCATGCAGACCGCGCAGGGCGGTCCCGCCGGTGCCGCGGCGCCACAGCCAGGCGCGCTGCCCGCAGCTGGCCCAGCCCCGATTGCCTTGCCCCCAAATGGCTTCACGCCCGGCGCAGCCGGCCCCATGGCGCTGCCCCCTAACGGATTGACCCCAGGAGCACCTTTACAATGAGCGAAGCGGGAGCGGTGCTTGTAGCGCCGGCAGTAGGTGACGCGGCTCCGGCCGTGGCAGACATTGCGGTGGACGATGGCGGCGAGTTCGACCGCGCGGCTGCATTCGATGAAATGCGCCGGGTCACTGGCGCGAACGACTCAAACGCGGAAGAGCCGCCGGCTGAAGCCGAAGCCAAGCCCGAGCCGGAAGGTCCAAAGCTGGAGCCGACCGAGGAGGAGCGCGAGGCCAATCGCCGCAAGAAGTTGAGCGATGAAAATGGCAAGCTCAGCCAAGATAAGCTGGATGCCGCCTTTGCGAAGCTAACCGCGGAAGGCAAGCGCCTGCGCGGCAAGGTAGACGCTTTCAAGGGCGAGCGCGCGGCATTCGAAAAGATGCAGGCCGATCACCGCGAGGCCATCGAGACAGCGGCGACGCGCATCAACAAAACCGAAGCGGAATGGGCGGACCTGATCAAGTCAGCTGAAACCGAGCCGCTTCGGGTGATGGAAAAGCTCGGCTGGAACGTCGACCGGCTCACGAAATGGATCCTGAACGACGGCAAGCACACGCCTGAGGAGCTGATCAATAAAACCTCGCAGTCGTACGAGGCGAAGCTCGCTCAGCAGGCGAAAGAGCTGCAAGAACTGAAGGATTCGCTCAAGACTCGCGATGTGACTTCGGCGGCTTCACAGTACGAGCAGCGCGCGATCACGACTATGGAGTCGCTCATCGCGGATCCGAACTCGAAGTACGAGCTGATCAAGAACTACGACATGCGGACCGAGATCGCGCCGAAGGTGCTCCAGAACATCGCGCACATCTACCGCGAGGGTGGGCAGCTCGGGGAAGTCAAGTACGAAAAGGGAACGGCGCTTGACCCGAAAACCGTTCTGGACTATTTTGAAGCTCAGGAAGCCAAAGCGCTCGCGCGCCACGGCTACCGCCCCGGACAGGCCGGGGCCGCGAACAGCGCGGCGAAACCTGGGGCTGCTAAGCCGAAGGCAGGACTCTCCAACGCCGACACGGCTACTCGCGCCATCCGTCCGCCAGCGGACGATGACGACACCGAGTTCGACCGGGACGAGGCGATGCGAAGGGTTCAATCTCTCTTCAACAGCTGACCCCCAGGTGACTCTCAATGCCGACACCGCTGACTCCCGCGATATTCAACGCCGGGCTCAAGACTCTCTTTCCAGAAAAACGCATCAAGCTCTACGGCCAGCGCGACCAACCCTTTTGGGCCTGGCTGACCAAGCGCGCCGACTTCTACGGCCGCAAGGGTGAAGTCCCGATCCGGTCCGCTCCGGGCGGTGGCACTTCCCACACGTTTGCGGACGCGCTCGAAGCCAAGAGCGGCTCGCAATACACGTTCTTCGAGGTGACGCGCAAGCGTGATTACCATTTGATTTCGATCGACCGTGAAGCACTGGAAGCCAGCCAAGGCGACCAGGGCTCGTACATGTCGGCGAAGGAATCCGAGGTCGACGCCGGGTTCATGAAGGTGATTCAGCGCCTTGCGGGCGACCTTCAATCGGACGGCACGGGCAACTTGGGAGCCGTCGTCACGGTCCCCACGTCGAGCACGCTGACGGTCGCACAATCGGTGCTCGTTCACATCGAACCTCGTGATCGCATCGTTTTTGCGCCTTCTCCGTTCACGACACTCCGGACCGGTGCCGGTGCGTTCGGGTACGCGGTGGTGCAGTCGGTCAACTACGACACCAACACGCTGACATTCGATATCGTGAATGGCGATCCGCTCACGGGCGCTGGCTCGTTGGGCGTCACGGCTGCCGACCAGATGTATTTCAAGGGCAGCTTCGGCAACAGCATCAACGGCACCAACGCATGGATCCCAACCGTGCGCACGGGGCTCTCGACGCCGTTCAACAGCGTCGACCGCTCGATTTTCCCGTCGCGTCTCGCTGGCGTTTTCTTCGACGGTTCCAGCTTCGGCCTCGCGGAGTCTCTCGAGCGCGCAATCGCTCGCGGGCGCCTGGAGGGCTCGATGCCGGATATGATCTGGCTGAACTATAATCGCTTCGCCGATTTGAGCTTGGAACTCGGGGCGAAAGTGGTGCGCGAACCGATCAAGCTAGGAACGTTCGCGTTCGACTCGCTGAAGATTTACGCGGGTGGCCGCGAGATCCGAATCGTGGCGGACCAGAACTTCGCGGACACGACCGCTTTGGCCGTGAACAAGGATAGCTGGTACTTCTGGACGCTGAAGGGCGCGCCGCGATTCATCACCAAGGACATCGGCGGAGACATGCTGATCGATCCGGGGAACGACTCGTACGAAATTCGAATCGGCTGGAATGGCGAACTGGTTTGCCGCTCCCCGCTCGACAACATCCGGATCACGCTTCCGACCTGAGGCAAGACCATGAGTTTTTTCAATGCACTCGATACGCTGAAGGGTCTGCTGGTCGCTGCGCTCAACCCGCAAGACGCCGCGGAAGCTTTCCGTGAGGAGCCCTATTTCAGCACCATTGCCGCGCTCACAACGACCACCGCGCTTGCCGAGCAACCGATCTTCGTCGCTCGGCGCAAGATGCGTGTCATTGGGGCAAAATTCTCGCCCGGTACCGCCGTCACGGGCGCAGCGACCAACAACTTTTCGTTAGTATTTGCCGTCCGACACATCGCGGCTCCGGCCACTCAGAAGATCATCGCCACCTACACGGCGGACGCTACGCCGGCAAAGGACGTGGCGGCGTTCGCGTCTCGCGACCTTTGGGCCTCTGGCGACGTGAACGGAGCGGCGGCGGATGCTGACTTCATTCTATTGCCTGGTGACGTAGTGACGATTACGGTGACGAAGGCCGGCACGGGCATGACCTTCCCCATCATGAGCGCCAGCGTGATCACCGAAATGAGGGACTAATGGCTGGCGTCGCGAACAGCTCGAAACCGCAATACGGCGGCGTGCGGGCGAATCAACCCGAACTTCTGCTGATCAAGGGCCGATTTGCGACCAATGGCGCGACCCCGACCATCAACTCCGGCAAAGGCTTCGTCGTCACACAACAGGGCACGGGGCTTTACCGCGTCAAACCGAACATCAACACGGTGAAAATCGTGTCGGCGGTCGGCACCCTGATCAAAGCGGCGACTAGCGCCACGTTCTTGGAGTTGGTCGATACCACATCGGCCAACAACTACGTGACGTTCCGTGTCGTGAATGCTTCTGGCACCGCCGTTGCCCCGGGCGATGTTACCGACCAAATCTCATTCGACATCTCGGTCATGACCGTGAAGCTCCCGAGCTGACCATGGACCTACCTCGCGGTTTGGTGGAATCACTCGGCGATGACGGGCCCTCGAAAGAGGGCTCCGATTCGACCGATGACGAATCGATGCTCGAGCAGCATCTGCGGGCGTTCAAGCGCGCGCTCGATGGCGGGAAGTTCGCGCAAGCGGCCGACTCGTTCAAGGCGGCCATGGACGAATGCAGCAACGATGAAGAGGCAGGCGAGGGCGACGCGGATGGCCCGAGCGAAACCGACGAATACTAAACATGGGCGTTCCGGCGTTTAACGTAACGACGCTAGAGCAACGGGTAAGGGAGCGTGCCGACATGGTGGGCTCCCTTTTCGTTTCGTCGAGCGAGGTGCAGAACTACTTGGAGCAGGCGTTTCAAGAGCTGTACGGTATTGCGTGCGCTGAATGGGAAGATTTGCTGGTGTCGGTGCAGGACACCTTTCTTTCGGCTGGTCAATCGCGTCTGAACTTCGGCGGCCTGTCCGCCATGAAGAAGCTCCGCGGTCTGCGCATCAAGTCGGACAATTTCTTGGTGCCGGTTTCGCTGCGCGAGGTTCAAAACATGGATCGCAGCGGACGCACGGGGCGCCCGGTGGCGTATTGGCTATGCGGTGACCTGATCAATTCGACCGGATTCCTGACGATCGAGGTGCTCCCGCCTGCTGACACTGCATACACGCTCACGCTCTACTATCAGCCTGCATTGCAAATGGCTGATCTCACCGCGGGCGCGATACCGATGTTGGCCGGCTGGGATGAATACCTGGTGGTGACAGCCGCCATCAAGTGCAAGGACAAAGAGGAGTCGAGCGTCTCCGTGCTCATGGCGGAAAAGCAGGCGCTATTGGCCAATTTCCGCAGCGCATGGACTCCGGTGGATGTGAGCGAGGCGCAGCGCGTGGTGCCGCTGCTGAATGGGAGCACGCGCAATGTCCGGGCCTACGACTACCGAGGGCCCGATGACGATTATTGACAAGCGGCGCGGGCTCGGCTCTGGGAGCGACGCAGCGCAACAGGCGGCACAGCGCGCGATTGATACGAATGTTCCTGACCACGTCAAGACGGGCGTGAGAATCACGGGCGTCATCATTGCGCCAGGTCAGGGCGTGAACGTCGCGCACAAGCTCGGGCGCGTTCCGATTGGCTGGCACTTGCTGCGCGTGTACGGTGCTGGTTCCGGTAGCGAGGTCTACGAGCGCAGCAGCGACGCCAATATGATTGTGTTCGTTCGCCCGGCTGGTGTCGCCAATTTCACCTATGACTTCTGGGTGTTTTGATGCCGCGCGATCCTCTTGCTGGTCTGCAAAAGCAAGTGGTGCAGCTGCCCTTCGTGGATGGCTTGGCGAACAACTTTGCGGCGCAATTTCGCCCAGAGCCAAAAGACGCGATGCTCACAATCGAAAATGCCGACCTGACTTCGATCGGCAAGTTTTCGAACCGCGGCGGCTTCGTGAGCCTGAGCAATCAGCGAATTGGCCCAGAAGGCGGCTCGAGCGTGATCACCAGCACGCAGATGCGACTCTTCCAGCGTCAGGGCGAACTCGGTTGTATCGCTAACACGCAGGTAGCTCTCGGCTCTGGCGCTGGGTGGGCGGGCGCAGGCGACACAGTGTTCTCTTACACAAAGAACATTCCAGCGGACGCTGCTATCGGTGCGTGGAAGGGACACGGGAAAATCCCGCGACCGACGCTCGGATGCTTGGGCAACCTGACGCCAGACCCGTTGATTCACACGAGCGATTGCGCGGTGTCCGGCAACTTCATGATCGTGGCCTGGCACACCGCAACGGGTGGGAACACGCCAGGCGGACCACACGGTGATGTCTTTTTCCGAGTGGTGGACATCACTACAAATACGACCGTCATCGACACAACGCAGTTTCCGACGCCCCCGGGGTTCTACGCTAGTGGCTTTACCGATACTGGCGGATCTGGCTTTGGTTTTCAGGCAAAGCTCCAGTGCCTGGCCATGGGCAATCGTCTGTACATCTTCCTTATTTGCAGGAACCTGGCATTTGTTGGCCAAAACGACGTGATCGGTGCGTACGTCGACATGTCCGTAGCCAATCCGGTGATGAGCAGCTTCATCACTCTATTCACGGCTGCCAAGACGTTCAGCATGTGCACGAACGGCACAAATATTTTCATGGCCGCAACCCTTGCGGCGTCGCCAAATCAAGCCCGGATCAGGACGTACGATTCATCGCTTATTGTGACCAACTCCGGAAATGCGCATCTATTTGGCAGCGCGATCGATGACCTGAACTGCGATGCGGCTTTCGGCGTGCTCGCGATCACGTACCTGAACGCGGACATCCAAACGGTCGACATCTGGAATGCGTCGACGCTAGCAAACGTGGCGACGCTCGGCACGATGTGCCCGATCATCACGCCATTCTCGTTCACGCTGCGCACGCCGGACGTGGTTTTGCTCTCGAGCGCATCGGTAGAGACGGTCGTTTTCGGCGCTATCCCCGCCTTCAACAGCGGCGTGTTTTGGAATCGCGGCGATGTGGTGGCGGGCGCGATGACGCCAACTGGAAAAACCGGCGGCGTGCCATTCATCGCTCCAGGTGTGCGTAACATCGGACGGCTATTCACTATCAACGGTCGTGTGTACTTCCCCGCCGTTAAGTGCGACTTTGACCCGGCGCTCGGGAGCGGCGTCGACTACGGATATTTCCTGCTCGAGATCGATTCGAGCGTTTCGCAGGGTGCAACCGACCTGTACCGCCTCCCGATGGTCGCGGCGAATTGGGCGACCGATCTCTCGGCCCCGGTGTTCGATACCAACAACGTGGGTGCGAGCGGATTTGCGGCGGTGGAAATGTTTCTCCCCCGCGGCTGCGTGGCGGGGAACGTTTACTATTTAACGACGCGACGCGGATCAGCTCTCGGCAACCGCCCGACGCCGCTGTTCACAAACTACCAAATGGAGGTGATCAAGCTCGACTTCGCCGATGCTTACCGATGGGCGTCGCGCGCGTTTGGGTCGCTCACTGTGTTCGCGGGTGGCGCCATGTTCGCGACCGATGGGCGAAGAACTTTCGAGGCTGGCATCCTTTGCCGCCCGCGCATCCTATCGATCGTCGGAGGTGGCACCGGTGGCTCGCTCGTAAACGGCAATCAATACTTTTTTCGCGCCGTCTACACGTGGTTGGATGCAGCAGGTCAGCGCTACTTCAGCGCGCCGAGTTATGCCCAGCGCGCCGGAGATGTTTTCTCATTCACGCCGGGAACTCCGATTTTGCAGATCGTTTTGACGGTCACGGCCCCACCGTGCTTTTCCGGCATGTGCAGCGGTGCCGATTACTTCGAGAACTCGATGGAGGTTTGGATCTACATGACCAACTCCAACACGCCTGGAATTTACTTCCTCGTGGCGCAGATGAACACGAATTCATCGCAGGTCGGTGCATTCAGTCCGGTAAATGGCAACGCAACTGCATCCGTTGGAATTTCGGCCGAGCCGCCTAGCACGGCGGACCAGCTATATGTCCAGGGCGGAGAGCTCGAGAATTCAGCGGCGCCAACGTGTCGCGTTCTCGAGGCGCATCGCGATCGGCTTTTCGCAATCTCGAGCTACGACAACAACGTCTATTATACGAAGCCGGCGACGGGCGGACGCGGCATCGAGTGGGCGCAGCAAACGCAAAACTTTGCGCTGCCCGAACCGGGGCTTGGCCTTGCCTCGAACGAGACGTGCTTGATGATTTTCACGAATCGCGGGGTGTACGCGATCGAGGGCTACGGCCCAAGCGTGACGGGGCAGCCGGTGCAGGCGTTCGGTGCCCTTCAACTGCTATCGAATCAGATGGGTTTGTACGAGGTGAACTCGTGCAAGACGACGCCAATCGGCGTTATTTTCCGAACCAACAAGGGTTGGTGGCTGGTAGACCGCACCCTGAGCATGTCCTATATCGGCGACGGAATCGACGGAATGATCACCGCGGCGGACAAAACGATCGCCGTCAACGTCGACCAGAGGCGGGCTGTCATCCGGATCATGATGACGCTCGGCGCATCGTTCTCCGACTACAAGCAGTTCAACTATTGGTACGACTCGAAGCGCTGGAGCGTCGACAAGAGCGCACTTTCGTATCACTACAAAGACGCTATGGTGCTTGGTGACGATTACTTCATGATCGACCCGTTCGACGTGGTGGCGAGCTCCGGGCCGAACTATGGCATCACGTGGCTTGATGGGCAGTACGACACCGTTGGGCATGGGCCTTCGGTGTCCACCGGCTGGATCACGGTCTCCAACATGGCGATGCTCAAGCGCATCTGGCGAGTGGTTGCGACGGTTGAAAATCTTTGCCTCGATGAAGCAGATTCGCCATCTCTATCCATGACGGTTTATGCTGATTGGGTCGAAACGCCGATCGTCACTGGAACCTGGACTTCGGATGTCGTCGGGCAGGGAGTACAGACGGTGCGCCTACATTTGCCGATACAAAAAATGAAGGCCATCAAGATCGCCGTGCGAGAGGTGCCCTTCAGTGATGTGGAGCGTCTGACCAACAATGTGCCAGGATATAACCTGATTGGTGTCGGTTTTGAAGTCGGAGTCAAGGGCCGCATGTCCCTCGAAGGAACGGCAAAAAGCGCATGAGCAAGCTTGGAAGTGCAGCGAGTGGCGCGGTCGGCGGAGCGGCGGCCGGGTCTGTGCTTGGGCCCTGGGGCGCGGCGGGCGGAGCCATCATCGGCGGCATTGGCGGCTGGTTGAGTGGGAGCGATGGACCGAGCGACGCGGAACTCGCGCAGCAGGCAAAGCAGCAAGCAGCGCGAGATGAAGCAACCAACCTTGCCGCGCAAGCGGCGCGTGGTGGCGGCCCCACTGCGGCACAAGCACTGCTCAACCGCAACGTCACCAATGCGAACGATTTAGCGTTCAGTCAGGCCAAGGGAATCGCTGGCGCAAATTCAGCGCTGGCGGCCACGCTCGCGAGCAATCAGTCGTCCGCGAACTCCATGGACGCGATTCAGCAGGCGGCGGCACTGCGCGCGCAGGAACAGCAGGCAGGGTTGCAGCAATACTTGGCCGCTACGGGCGTGAACACGGCCACGGCCTTCGCGAACGACCAGGCGCAGACGGCGCAGGAAAATTTGCAGTCGGCGCATAATCAGCAGCTCTTCAACTCGGCGATCGGCGGCGCGGCGAACGCGGCCGGACGCATCGCGGCCGCGCAGAATGCTGGCGCGAAGCCGGCCGCGAATGCTGTGAGCAACCCGACCGCGGACCCCACGAGCCCGCAATACGACCCAAACACCGATCCGACCTACGGGCATCGGCAGACTTATTGATGGCCGATGAAACCACAAAACTACCTCGCGAAATGGAGCCCGGCTTTCAGGCATGGCTCCGCGCGAACAACGTTCGGGATCTTGATCATCCTGATAGCCACTACGACTATCGAGGCGCCTATCTCGCGGGCATCGGCCGCTCGGGCAATGCGCATTTCCCTGACACGTTCAAGCAGCACGGACATCCCACTTTCAGCGTCGAGTCAAAATACTCAGCGGGACCCAATGACGGGGGCCACTGGGACGGCGAAACCTTCATTCCGGCGCAGGTGAATCCCATGGGCGACGCATCCTACAAAAACATCGATTTCGAGCGAATGCTTTCGGACCTTGGGCAAGCGCTAGAGCGGAACAAGGCGCGCGCTGAGCCCGGAACGATGCCCGCGCAAGTGGCGGCGCCCGCTCAGACCGCTCCAACGGTGCCCACAGCGCGCTTTGCCGATGTGCCCGCGCAAACCATCACCGGCACCGGGAAACCGACGCCTCTGTCCCCACAGGACCAGCAAACGAGCAATCAGCTAGACCAGGTTCAAACGGCTGCTCCGAACGGCGTTCCATTCGGTAGCTCTCCTTCCACCATGTCCCCGGCGGACCTACAAACGCTGGCCGAGCTGAACGCAATTCGAACCACTGGCCCGGGCGGCGTACCGTTCGGCTCGTCACCCGGCATGGTCCCGCATCCGGCGCACGCGCCGCCACCGGCCATCGCCGCCCAGCTGGCGGGCGTCGCTCAGCAGCCGACGGCGGCGAGCGCACCGCCCACCGTTTACCCCAACATAAACCCACAGGACCCGAACGCCGGGCTCGCGGCCTACGCGATGCAGAATCGCTGACCATGCAGACCGAGGCCGAGCGCGTAGCAGCGGCGAAGGCGGCACTGGCGCCGACGCAGAATATTGCGTATTCGCCGGATGTCGCAGCCGCTAAAGGTCCGTCCGCAGATCAGCTCGCTCAGGCTTACGTCGACCAGTCTGGCATTGTCCCAGCACCCGCTGCGCCCGCTCCGGTGAAGCCCCAGGATTTGAGCGTCGATGACTCAATCACCGAAGTCCCGCAAACGTCACTGGAGCAAAAGGCATCCGGCGAAGTCGCGCGCGAGCTCGGGCCAGCGCCAGTCTACAACCCGCGCACGCTGGAGAACGAGACGCCACCCAATCCGCTGCCCAACGGCTCGGCACAGCCACTGAACGGTCCTGGAAATGCCTACGGATCGGGCACGTCCGGCGAGCTCGCCACGGAAGCCGACCGCCGCGCCGCCGCACGCGCGAAGCTGGTCCCGCTGGACGCGACACGCTCGCTCGAAGCCGCCAATCGCCTGAATGCGCCAGCGCAGGGTCGAGCCGTGCTCGTCTCGCCGGGTGGCATGCGCCCCAATACGGAAGCGCTCAAGGTCGAGCAGGGGCCGCAAGTCGCGGGCGCTCAGGACTTGCTGCATGACATCGAATTCCAGGGCACCAAAGCAGCGGCGGACAATGCAACAGCGGAACTGAAGCGCGACACCACGCTCGCAGGATTGCAAGAACAGAACACCGCGAACACCGCGAAGTTTGCCGGCCAAGAGGCGAAGATCGGCCAGGCGAACAGCGACAAGCTTTCGGCCGTCGCCGACCGCATGCAGGTCGCGATTGATCGGGCAAAAGTCCCGGTGGTGTCGCCCGCGCAAGACTTGAATGAGATGGGTATCGGGCAAAAGATCGCCTTCGCTCTAGCCGCTGCCGGTGGCGGGATCGCTGGCAGAGCGAACGGAACGAACCCATTTCTTCAAGGCTTTGACGATATGGTGAACGCCCGCATCAAGACGCAGATGCAGGAAGTCGAGCAGGCGAAGGGGCAGGCCGCCGACGAGCAGAACCTATACGGTGTTTTGCGCAAGGGCTTCGACGATGACAATGCCGCGCGGACCGGGCTGCGCGTGATGTATTTGCAAGCCCTGGACTCGAAGCTCAAAGAGGCGGCGATCCACTACAATATCGATTCGAACGACGCGCGCTACGTTACTTTGCAGGCGGGGCTTTCGCAGCAGATGCTGACCGAGCGCGAAAAACTTGCGCAATTGAGCGGCGAACGCGTGTCCGAGGAGACCACGAAGAAGTACGCGCCACCGCAAGTTGCCGTGGTCGGCGCTGGCGGTATTGACAAGGCTCGGCTCGAGAAACGCAACGCGATCGGCAAAGAACTGGAAGCGCGCGGGCTGAACAAGAACCTGGATGACTTGGACGCGCTGAATTCATACATCCGCAACAACGATAAGGGGGGCGTGATTCAGCAGTACATGGACCATCATCCGGGCTCGGGCTGGTTCCAGTCGTTCGCGAACATGCAGAAGGATCCGGCGCAGCGGCAGGCCACGGTCGACTTGCAGCGCGGTGTGCAATCCGAGTTTGGCGAAAAGGGCATGCGCTCCGAGGGTGGGCAAGCCGTCGTCAAGGCGCTCACGGATCCGAATCTCGCGCCCGAGGCCTACAACCGCCTCGCGCACGACACGCGCAACGGAATCGACCGCGTGATTTCTCCGTACGGTCCCGAGGGCTATCAGGAATTCAACTCGATGCGCCAGACCGAGAGCGACATCGAGAACGCACCGGGCTCGAGCACGACCGCGGTTGGCAGTGAGGCGCTTCCCAACGCGCTGCCCGAGCCACCGGATAGCACTGCTGCGAATTCGCCAACTGCATCGACTGCGCCGCGCAAGAAAGCGAAGAAGTGACCGAGCCAGCGGAAGAAACGACGCCGACCGCGCCGATTGCCTCAGGCGGGCATGACGGCCAGGTCTACGTCCATAATCCGCTGACTGGCGAGGTCAAGCTAGTCGATCCCGGCGAAGCGTCGACGCTCGTCTACTCGCACGGCTTCCAGCCGCTCAGCAAAGACGACGCGATCCGAACCGACTCCGACCAAATCCTGAAGGAATCGATCACGCCGGTTGACTCGATCACCCAGGGCCTTGGCCGCGGGCTTTCTGCCGGCCTCACTGATCTTTTGCCGCGCTCCGCCGGTGAAGAGCGCGAGCGCGCGGCGACGGACCAGGCATTCCCGTGGCTCACCCCGATTTCGGAGGGCGCCGGGTTCCTGGCTCCTTTTGGCCTCTCTGCTGGGCTCGGAGCGATCGGCGAGGGCGTGACCGGCGCGCTGCGCGGTGGCGAAGAAATGGGCCTGCTCGGGCGCGCCGCGACGCGCGCGGCCGGCATGGGCACGGAGGGTGCTACATATGGCGGAATCGGCGCGGCCCGCGAGGCCAAAACGGAGGACACGCCCCTCACGGCGCAAAAGCTCCTTTCCGGCATGTTCGGCGGTGGAATCATCGGCGGAGCACTCGGCGCAGGGACAGGCGCTATCGAGGGCAGCGGGTCGATACTTCGCGGCATGTTCAAGGATTCTGCGGCGGCCCGTGAAGAGCTGAACGCGCCCGGGCTGCGTGACTCGGACGTGGCTTCGATTCTCGACCGCGCCGGCATCCCGCACCAGCCGGGCGCGCTCGACCAGCTTCAGGCGATGCTCTACAACGACCCGAACATCACGCCGGAATTCATGGCGGCCATGAAGGCGAGCCCGGGAATTCGAGACGATGTGATGCTTGCGGCGCATCCCGCGCGCGCGAAGGCCGAGGCGGAATTTGCATCGGCGCTGAACGACCTACACGAAGGCAACCAAGAAGCGCTGCGCGGCTGGTCCGGGAGACTGAAGCGCGAACAGGCGGAGAATTGGATCGGGCCGGACCGGGAGCATATCAGCGACTCGGGAAATCTGGTCGAGATGATGAAGATGCTCGACGTGCCAGGGCGTTTCAATCTCGCGCAGGACATCGTCGAAGCGGTCGAGCGCGCGGGAAAGGCGAACCCCGAGGCGTTCAACGAGCTGATCAATTCGGTCAGCGCGCGCAATGGTGAGGAGGCGCTAAAAAATGTCGACCGTGCGTTGCTACACGGCAACAAAGACGTGCTCGACCACCTTTTTTCGAGCCGCCTGCTGAACGATGAAAATATCGCGAAGCTGAAAATTCCGGAGGCTTCGCCGGTCGACCTGGCCAATTTGCAGGAAGCCGATCGTCGGGCATTGATGCCCAAATATTCGCCTGAGGAAATCGCCGCCCATCGCGCAAAGCTAGAGTCTTTCCGCGTAACCCCAGAAGAGCAGCAGGCAATCAAGGCCTATTCTTTCGGGCATGACGAAGCGATCCGCCAAGCGCAAAATGGCCTTTCTGATACTGAAATTAAGGGCTTACGTCGCGCTAGCTATGGTGATCAGGAAGTCGATAAGCAGGGTGTGCGCCATACGCAGCACGCTGCGGAAGCTCGGAAATACAGCGCAGTACTGGATGAATACATGCGGCATGCTCCAGTGTCTGACCTGCCCAATGTATACCGCGGGCTAGTCATACCACCCGATGAGGCCCAAGCATTCATCTCACAAAATACGATCGATCTAGGGGACGCGGTTCAGTCTGTATCTTCAGATCCGGCGGTCGCGCGCTCTTTCGTCATCCGCAATCAAGAGCCAGGGCAAGTCGGCGTAGTTCTGAAGATTGAGCAAAAATCAGCGCGCGGTATCGAGCATCTTGCCGATGAGCGCGTGCAAGTTGAACGAGAATTGCTGCTCCCGCGCAAGACAAGGCTTCAGGTTGTCGAGCGATACCGCGACCCATTGACGCCGGACAATTACGTCATTGTTGCGCGTGAAATCCCGAATGAAGGCGCGCACACTTCACAAGGCAATTTGCGAAAACTTCTCCGTCTCGAGCCCAAGACTAGGGCAATCGAGCCCGCGTGGAAATCGGCAGCGCTCGACTACGTCGACAAGCACATCGAAAACCTCGCCGAGCTTTCCGCGCAGCCGAAGGGATATCTAGCGTCGGAGGGAGCCGGGGACCTGCGCAAAATGGAAGGCCTGCTGAAGGGCGCGCGCGAATCGATCATGGCCGGCGATCGCGCGAACGCATTCAGCGAGCTCGACTTCGTCAAGAAGCGCGTCGGCGCGGTGCGCGGCGGGGGCTACATTGCGACCGGCGAAGGCGTGCGCAACATCGCGCAGGGCATGCACGAGGAGGCGCGCGCGCTGCTCGAGAACCCGGAGCTGTGGGGGCAGAAAGCGGCCAGTGCGCAGAAGGAAATGAACGCGCTACTTCACCAGCGGCTGACCCGGGATAGCGACTTCTACAAGGCGTTCTACTCGGGCGCGGGCATGCCTGACCCGAAAAATCCATGGGTAGAAAAGATGGTAGCCGACCCGGCCAAAATCAAAGATGTGATGAACCGCGTCGTGAACCCGGAGAATTCGCTGGAGCTGGGCATCTTCAAGAAGCACATCGCCGAGTCGGAGCAGCTCGCGGACATCATGAAGCGCTTCTACTCGCTTGATGAAGGCCAGAAGGGTGTGGTCGACGCCATGAGCAAGTCGTCCAAGGTGGCCGATTCCGCCATGGACAACGCGATGCATTACAACCTGCGAATCAATCAGGGCAAGATTCTGTCCCAGGTGGCGCATGGCGGCGCGCGCGGCGCATTCGGGAGCATTGCGGCCTACGCACTCGGCGGCCCGCTCGGGCTAGCCGGCGCTACGGTCGGCCGCGCCTTGATGAATCCGGGTCGCCTGTGGCGCATGCAGGCGATTGTCGAGCGGATGCTAGGCTCACACGGCGGTCGCGTCGCGGACGGCATAGCGGGCATCGTGGGCCGAGCGGGTGGGGCAATCGCGAGCGCGACGAAGGGCAGCGTTCGCGCAGTAGGCTCCCTTGGTTTGCTGGCTCAGGACGTGATGACGCGGCAACAAGCGTACGGCTCGACGCTTCACGACTTGGCGGCCATCGCGTCGAACCGTGACCACGTGGTGAAGGCGCTGGCAAGCTGGCACGGGCCGGACCTGGCGCACTTGCCGAACGCCATCCCAGGCATGGCCGATTCAATCCAGCGTGCCGCGCAATTCTGCCTGTCCGTAGCTCCGGCGCGCCCCGAGCCTGGCATTTTCAGCGATGACGAACTCGGGTTGATTTCGGCGAGCGAGGCCGAGGAGTTTTCGAACACGGTGCACGCGGCGATGGATCCGGCGATGACGCTCGCGATGATGCGCGATGGGCGGCTAACGCCTCAGGTGCTCAAGGCAGCCGATACCGCGGCGCCGGAGCTCATGCAGGACATGCGCGGCGAAATCAGCAATGTGCTCATGAGTACGAGCGGCGCCGTGAAGATTGACCCGCTCGCGCAGCAAGGGCTCGCGATGTTGCTCGGGGTCACACCGTCGCCGCACTATACGATCGCACTTCAGTCGAGCTGGACCAGCAACGAAACGAAGCCGACCGCGAAAGTCTCGCCCGGCTCGCTTGGCGATACCGGCGTGAACGACCGCTATTCGATGTCGAAATTCTCGGAAGCCGACCGGCTTGAAAGTGGAGAAATGGCCCAATGAGCGATTCAGATTTCATCTACCCACCACGGCTGAACACGGCAGCGCGTGCGAACCAACAACGCATCGCGGTGTCGGCGGCAAGCGCGCAAACGGCGCTCGCGGCGAACCTCGCGAAAACCGGTTGGGTTCGAATCAAAGCGATCGGCGCGGATGTCGACTTCGCGATCGACACGACCGGCGGCACGCTGGTGAAGGACGCAACCGGGTCGGGAACGACCGTGGGTGGTACGCTGGCCAACGGACAAACAGAGGACTTCTACATCGCGCTGCCCGGCGCCGCTGGCGTCGTCACCACGATCGCGAGCGCGAACGGATTCCTCCTCATCTACCGAGCCGGAAAAGACCGCGTTCAGAACCCGTAATCATGCCTTTTTTGAGCCGCAGAGCTGGCGCGATGGCGCGACGTGTCGGACTGAAGACTCCGACCGCAGCGTCATTTACGCCCGCGCTTGCCGGTTCTGGACCCACCGTCACGGTCACGGGTTCGACGTTTTACGGCGTTCCATTGCAAGTCCAGACGGCGATCGGCGTGCTCGGGGTTGCGCTGTTCCAGTACTCGACGGATGGTGGACAAAGTTTCACGGTTGGATTGACGACTGGCGCAAATGTGAATCTTCCGACGCTGCCCGGTGTGCAGCTGCATTTTTCTGCCGGTACATATGCGGTGAACACGCTGAACGGAGTCGTCTGAAATGGCCTACAATGATCCGTCTTGGCGTGGCACGTCGAATTCTCCGAGCGGCCCAGAGCCGAGAATCGTCCGGCGCGATTTTACAGATTTGATGACGCGGGATAGCGACCAATTACCGAACGGTTGCGAAGCATATGTGCTCGGTCAGAAAAATTCTTACATTCTCGACACGTCAAACACGCAGACTGCGGATGGGTTTTATGTTGTCGCTAGAGCAGCATCACTAAGTGGACGCTGGGTTCTATTTTCCGGACAAGGGCAGCAACCATTCCGGGCTTCGCTATTCATTGATCCAGCATTCGCGGGCACGCAAACGGGGAGCGAATCAAATCCGTTTACTTCGATAGCACTCGCTCTCGCGTTCTGCGCTGCACAAGCGCTCACATCGGCTACTTTTGAGTTGCCCCCAGGTGTCTCGACCGTTGAGAACGTCTCATTGCCCGCAGGCAATTGGGAAATCACGTGCAAGTCGACGAACCGGGTTGCAGGCATCACCGGGACC